AAAGAAACCATCGAAAGATTCTGTGCCCAAAAACTCATCTGATCCAAGCTTTGATCCGGCATAACCTAAAGCAATAGAGTATTTGGGAGCTGCATCTGTCTTAAAGCTATCGTCATTGTGCACATAGAGAGGATTATTCCCCATTGCTTGTGGAGCACCTTTATTAAGTTGTAATGGTTGGTTCGCTACTGCAACTGTCGAAACAACCCCAACAACCCCAGCTAAAATTAATTTTCTCATTATATTTCCCCTATTATGGTGGGGATAAGATACTAATTCCAGCACAAAAAAACCACTCCGAAGAGTGGTCTTGTTTTGCGATTATGATTATTTCACTAGTCGATCCATTGCATTTTGCATAATCAATGGAAGTTGCTCTTTAGGCACCATATCGCTGCGACTCACTAATTCAGGAATAGTTTTAGCATCAATCATCACAGCATTGTCAGGCACAAGATCAATTGCAAACCCGCCTTGATAATGCAGCTTTACAGTCATCTGCTTACCTTGAAGTATCTGCGACATTAAAGCCTGCGCCACCTGTTCAGCATTAAAGGTTGGATGCTCTGGCATTTTGCCACCTAAACGCTTCACTTCCTTTTCAAGCTGCTCATGGTATTCAATCAGACGATATTGCAATACACCATGGCAGTTCTGGATCGCATTTACATCTACTGGCGAATGCTGCTGAACTTTGTCAAAGGTCAGGATTAGACCATGAACGTATTCAACAGCCTCATCAAGTTGATCTAGCGGGATTTCCTCAATATGGTTTTTATTAAATCGCTGTAAAACCATGTTGTATGCATCAGAAAAATTGATCTTCACACGCGATACTAGATTCGATACAGCATGACGTAAATTTTCACGATCTTTCGGGGTGGATTTACGTGGATTAACCGCTTTACCTTTTGTCCAATAATCCCAAAGAACATCATCACATTCTTCTTGATACTTAATAACGGTATCTCGAAGCTCGGGCTTTACTTTATTAGGATTCACAGAGTAAAGCCAAGCTGGTAGCTTTCTCACAGGGATACAAGTGTGAGAACGAGACTGGTCATCCCCTAATATCTGCATTGTGATTTCCACAACGCAGGTCGCAAACTTTTGTTTTATCTTCGTAAACTGTGAAGCCCAATCTAGCCCCATACCTTGAACTATCTGGCGCAACGGGGTGTATGGTTGTCCATTAAACTCAACTAAATATAGTTCAGCATTGTGGAAAGGTACTGTCATTTGAGTTAAACTATTTGAAGTCATATTAATTTCCTTTAAGTTGACAATCAATTAAGCCCTTGCCGTCGAAAGTCTGGGCTTTTTTGTTGTCTATTGATTTCATGCTTTCGCACTCTCTTGTTTAAGTAAAAGCTCAACTGCCTTATTCATTAAATAATTCATTGAGCGTTGCTCTTTTTTTGCCATGTCCTTTAATGGCTCATGCAATTCATTTGTTAAGCGAAATCGCACATCGGTTGAGTTTTTTGGTTTATCTTTCATAGCTTACCCTTATAGCCTCATTATGAGGTCATTTAAAAGTAACCCCATTTTGAGGTATTGTCAACATATCTACAAAATATTTTAACCTCAGTGTGAGGCTACAGAGATTAATATGAGTGATAACCCAAAACACGTGACTGTTAGGCTGCGTGTACCGCCTGAACTAAGAGATAAAATTGCAGCATCTTCAGAGCAATACAATCGCTCAATGAATGCTGATATGGTTGCTCGCCTAGAGCAAAGTTTTGAACTCTCTGAAAGACAAGCAGTTATTGAGCAGAACCATTTAAATAACATCATGACAGCATCAGCAAATGTTGAAGTTTTAGAAAATTTGATGCTAGAGATGAAAAAAAATAAGGCCATTCAAGAAGAATTACTTAAAACACAGCAACACCTATCTCAATTGCTATCCAAAAAACTAAAGGACATCCAAGAAAAGTAAATCAGCACTAACTAACCACCCTCAAATTGAGTGCCGTTACCATTGACCCTCAAGTTGAGGGTCAAGCACCATATCTGGTGTTTGATTCCAGAGCCTCAAATTGAGTGTCTCGATATGATGCTCAAATCTGAGAATCATGATATGCAAATTCTCATATCGCCTCTGCAAATTTGCAGAGTACTTCTCATATATGAGGTTTGGGAAACCAACCCAAGTCAGCTTCCCCCGAAACTTTGCATCATATATTCTTCAAGTGAAAATTCTTTTGGCTGATCTTCGTGAGGCATAAAGGATAAGGCTTTAATATTTTTAACACCTTTAGAGCCCATGTAGGTCGCCATCAGGTTGCCAAATCCTTGCTCTATGCGCCTGCCAGTAAAAAAAGAGCCGCGCTTATTTCTAAACGCAGCCCATTGCGAAACCTCAGCATTAGTCATATTGGATTTAGCTTCAGCAATTGTGCGCCCACCAACCCCGTTAAGAACCAACTCACACCAGAATTCATCATCTGGCGTTAATCGGACTTTCCCTCTTCATCCTTTGGCGGTTTTTCAATACCTAGAATTTTATTAAATACAGCACCTGCCAAAGATGGCGTGAAGTTTGTTGATACCTGCTTTTGGGTTAGATAGACGTTGCCGTCATCATCAACCAATGCTTTAGAAATCCACTCAGCAACCACATCTTCACCTTTATTTAATCTCTTAAATAATGGCTCGGTAACCGCGTAAGGCAATTGCTTGATGCGAATATCAACAGTTTCAGTTTTTCCATGATGCTTGAATTCAACTTCAGCCTCATGAATATCATTAACCAATGCACCTTGTGCAATATCGCTTAGATTTAATTTAGCCATTATGGAGTCACCACGCGAGGAGTTGTTACAACTGCTGAAGTACGAACAAGAGTGAACGTATAGCCAACTAAAGCATCTTGCTCAATTGTTGGTGCTGCTGGGTTAATATAACCTTGGAATGACCACCAAATACGGTCAGGCGGCAGCTCAATACCTGCAACCGCCTCGTAAGTCGGAGGTGTTTTTGAGTGGCTTGAGCCAATATACCAATCGATCTTCTCGCCTGAATCAGCAAGTTCGATTAATTTTAAATGACTTGTGTTTTCATCATCCAAGTCAATTTGAATTGAGCCTTCACCCGGATCGCGCAGCCCACGCTCGTAGTCTTTAGTGTCTGAGTCTAGGCAAGTTGAGTCGATCTTGGAGAATGAATCCTCTCCAAATGAAAATGCTTTAGGACAAGTGAAGCGGACAACCTCGCCATCTACTACCGCAAATACTTGTGTACCCTGTGATTTAATACGTGCCATGAGTAGCTACTCCTCAATTTTAGGCATAAAAAAAGCCACCGAGTGGTGGCATTGGTTTGGAAATAATTAACCCCGCACTTGGCGGGGTTTAATGTTTGTTGGAATCTATGGTTTCACCTTGCATGCCTCTGCATAATTTCGAGACGCTTTCGGCATGCAACGTGATGTGTCTATGGTTTGGCTTGGTTCGCTCAATATCAATAGCTATTAGCATTGCTGCGCGCAGGCTTTCTGCCGGCTCTACACTTTCAAAAATGTAGGTGTCGTTATGAATAACAATATCGGCATAACCATCTTCTTCTGTGCTTGGTCTGCACTCCACCACAATGTAAACAGGAACATTATTTGTCATTATCTTTATCCTGATCAAAATCTAAGGATGGTTGCGCCTCCTTAATCAGTTCATCCAATTCTTTAAGCATGGCTGGTTTTGTTTGCTTACCATGGATTGATAGGAAGCTTGCTGCGCCTGACAGAGATTGGGTAATCAGCTCAAGTTGTGCTGAAAGCTTACCAATGCGTACCTGTAGCCCATCTTTGAGTTGACGAGCCAGTTCTTCTTGTTCGATGTAGTATTTGCGGATCTCATGACCTTTTTTATTGCGCTCCATCATCCCAAGGTGTTTGGTCATATCCACTGAGATGATGTACTCAATTAGGTTTTGTCCTGTTTTTGAAAGCTCCTCTTTTT